AAGAAGGCACCGCCATCTTTAAGAAGATCAATATTACCGCCTAGAGAATCTTTAATACTTAATAGGGTTGTAACATTACCAACAATACCCGATGCCCAGTTAGCATTAGTGAAATTCAGCAAAGCATCTCCAAGACCAGCAATAGTGCTACCTATACCAAATATTGCTAGTCCAAGACCAAGCCCTGTCATTGTTAAAAAGAACTGTCCACCTTTAACAAAAGCATCACCAACTCCTTTAGTTAAGTCTGCAATTTTAAAGAGTTCTCTTACGTTTGCAACAACCGCTTTACCATCAAATTCTGCAAGTTGTTTAAGAAGATAACCACCACCAGCAAATAATGCACCTAGTCCACCCATTGCAACACCAGCACCTATACCCAGACCGCCTAATGATGCGCCTATACCACCAAGCAATCCACCCAACTTACCTGATTTCTTTGCTTCTTCAACACCAGAACTATTAACACTGACACCTTTTGCTATTGATTCAAGTAGGGTATTAGTTTTACCGGCAGCGTTTCGTGCGTCTTCAGCATTTTGTTTTCTTTGGGCAGGGGTTTCTTGACTGTCTGTAATAAGTTTTTTGACTGATTTAATAGAGTGAGCGCCCTTATTACGAATAAGTTCACCCTCGTTTGTTAGTTTATCAATTACGTCTTGTAAATCAGCCATAACCTATTCCTTATTTCTTAGGTTTGCTAAGTGCATGTGCGCCAAAGAACGCTGCGACAATACCAGCAACCGCAATGAAGTATACTCCCGCCATATCACCAAGAATCTTTGCTGCTTGATCCATATTGAAGACTGTTGCAAGGACTACGATAATAGGATACATTAACATACCGCCAAGTGAGTACCATGCCATTGTACGTTGTGCATCACGCATTGCGTCTGCATCCTCAAGTTCCTTACGTTTAAACTCAAGCCACATATCATGTTCTTCTGGGTCAACCTTACCATCGCCATTTGTATCTGCTGGATGATGACCTGATGCTTTGATTTCTTCCTCGCCCATTTTACTATCTCCTATTTTTTCTCTCTTGTTTATCGTATTGGTCTTTCTCTTCTTTGAGATATTTTGACAACAAACTAAGGTATATTTCTCTCTCCCATGGCAACATATTCTCTAACTCAGTTAAACTCCATTTATGATGCTGTATCATTGCAAAATTTTGTTTATAATAATTTGTCAAGGAGTCATGAGACAGCGCTATCCTAAAAAACTTGGTAATCCCTCCAATAATACTTCACTCTTTACTTTCGTGTTAGGATTAACAACATCAATAACATGTCTTAGTTTTGGCATCGTTTCAAAAAACTTTAACACATTTTCTAGTTGTTCCGTATTAAATGAATCAACAAAATCAGCAATTTCATCTGTTGTCATATCAATCCTACTTATAGTTTCATCACCATCCATAACGTATTCAACACACTCATGAAACATAACTATACTTCTTTCAAAGTCAGAAAGATTCATATCTAAGTTTTTCATATCCTTCAAGACGGGATAACGTAACCCCAGTTTAATATCTTCTGTAAGTGCAATTTCCTGAGAATGTTCTAAACTCATTTGCACCGATATCTCCGATAAGTCAACCTCAGTTTCAACTTTAGTTTCTCCATCATCTGGACATGTCACGTTAAGTTTCACTTTAGCACCGGCAGATTTTGCTCTTAATTGTAGAAATACATATTCAATATCAAACATTGGGTTGATGTTAACATCTATACTGCCGAAGGTGCAATTTGTCACTAACTGACCAATAGCATCAGCAATCTGAGATTCTTCACCAGATTCTTGAGCAATCATCAAAATCTTTTGTTCTTTAACTAAGAACGGTCTAAATTTAATTTCCTCCTGTGTTGATGGTACTGTTAGTGTGTATTCAGAAGTTTGTAGCTTAGGTAACGCCATAATGTTTCATCCTTTATCATAGTCTGCTTAACACCTTCGGTATATTCGCATTAATTGTTCTTTCTGCACCGGATATCACTGTATCAAGAACCTTCTCCATAAGGTTGGGCGGTTGATTGTTAATGTCAAGTGTCTCCCAATACTTATATTGTAAAGTAACAGGTATTTTTATAATATCACCAGCTGTAGCATAATTAAGTGGAGCGGGTCCAATCTCTTTTGGGTAACACTCCTTTAGTCTAAGTCCATACCTTCTTGTGTCTTGTTGATCAAGAACGTATATATCCACTGAGTCGGAAATATAATCTTTGTAGTAGTTCACATTCCATGTTCCTTTATCCCATGCCATCTCTTGCCAACTCTCAAAGAATACTCTTTCCTCTAGGTCACTACTTGCTTGAAAGGTCATAGAGAGTGTGCCGCCAAATGTGATACCATCAACAATTTCTGGTGCAATACCATACATGTTGGTGTCTAATGCCGTATTAAGAGCTCTCCCCGGCAGATCAACTGCTTCACAACGCATAGATACTTTTCTTGCATTACCCTCGCCGGGAGATGTGATAATAACCTCATACCGACTTGGAAGTGCATATCCATTTTCACTGTGAAACTCAGAAAGAAAATTATTGAGTACTCCAAATGCGGTTGATTCTACAAAACTTGCTAGTGTTGCCATTAGATCATTGCCCTCGAATCTTTCCATACCTCTGATGCAGATGCTTTCTTAAACCTCTGTACAGGTAGTAGAGTTGCAATCGTAAATTCGTCTGCATCAATCCTACGAAACTGTGACTTGGTTTGTCCAGCAAGGTATTTGTGTATGGTTGGCCTGATAAGTCGAACACCCTTTAACTTCTGGTAGTCAACAATTAACCTAGTGGACTCATCAAATGCGGTGTTGTTAGAGAAATCCACCAAACGGTCAAGTAACTTGATCCTCAGTGGAATAGGTAGGTAGTGAAAATTGATACCCAGAAATCCGTCTGAATATGTCTCTAGTGGCAACACCAATGGAAACGTGTCATAGTATGGTAGGGTCTTCTTGAACTTTGGGTCATACATAAACATGTTCAGCTTACCATAGAACGGCTTGTTGTTCCTCTTACCATCCCGTATGAGGTCCAACGTGGTTGGTGTGCCCAGTTCTTTGATCTTTTCTCTATACCATGCAGTTGAACGAGGACGACCCTTTAGTTCATCCTTGACTGCTTGCATATATTTACTTGGTGCTCTTGCCATATATCTATTTATACGAAATACCTAGATGATCTTCAGTTAAAATCTTGAACTCCATACCATTATCTGCACACCATTCTGTCGCATATCGCCACTTAGCATCGTTCACACCATAGGTTATAACCTCGTTCATCCATCGTCTGGTGCGTCTCTTGGGTTCCTTGGGTGGTTTGCACTGCACCTTGGGTTTAACCTCAATAATCATCTTCTTGATTCCACCATCAGCCTGTTTGACCTTGATGTAGAAATCTGGGAAATATCTGTGCATACGCCCATCCTTGGGTGATAAATATGGTATAATGATCTCTTCACTACCCCATTCAATTATGGAAGTGCTGTTGTCACAGTATACCATAAACTTACGTTCCCAGAGAGAACGATAAACTATGTTCCGTGGGTCACCCTTATATTTTTCGGGTTTGGTTGGCGTGTATCGACCTTTGTATGACATTCGTTATAAATAGTTCCATCAGTGTATAAGGATATTTAGACATGGCTTTAAGAGATGCTTTTGTAAACATAGCAAAGAATGCAGCAGCGGGTGCCGCACAGAAAGCAGTGAGTGGAGTTGCTAGTAGTCTAAGGTCAGGATTGGGTGGTTCATCCTCCAGTTCTGCATCTAGTCCTCTACAAACTAATTTTACTCCAGAATCAGGAATTCTTCTATACCCATCTGATGTTGGCACTAACATGCACCAAGCAAGTTACATACTATTTGCTCGGCATTCTGTGTCTGGTGCAAAAGTGAAATCAAAAAAGAAAGCACCAAGAGTTGATAAAATTATGAAAATAGTTGGTGATGACTTTGGGGCCGTCGAGGTGGAAGATAAGGCTGCAACCAGAAAAGCACAACAAAAGGTGGATGCAGAATTTGAGGCAAAACAAGATAGAGGTGGTGCTGGTAGGGGTGGTTCATCTACCTCAATGGCACTGAAGGGTAAAAATGTTCAAAAAACTGGAACAGTCATAGGACTGTACATGCCACCAGCAGTTAATGTAAGTTATAATATGGATTATTCTGAGGGGGAAGTTGGAGTAGCAACAGAGGCAGTTGCAGGATTATTTAAAGCATACCA